GATGTCTGACTTGATTGTAGGAAAAGGATATGATGTAGTTGTAAAACTTACAGGGGCAACTACCACTGTCACTATCGGTACTTCATCAGGTGGATCACAAACTAAATCACAAACTATAACACTTAGCAACGCTAATGATTCATCCTATACAACATTTGCTTTTACTGCTACTGCAGCAACTCACTATATTACATTTGCAGAAGCGTCAGGCAGTAACGCATACGTTGGATTAGTAACTGTAACTCAAGCTGACATCAATCCTCAAAAACTAAGTTTCCTTACATACGAAGATTGGAACGATAAATACAGGGAGACAGATACTTCAACAGATGTCAATAAAATTGGCGAACCAGATTATGTATTTACAACTTATAATGATGAGATAGGATTCAGTCCTATTCCTGACAGTGATAATTTAAGTATCAAGTTTGATTATTATACCACTCATACAGATTTATCCTCACATGATGATACATCTATAATCCCAACACGCTTTGAACCTGTAATAATAGCCAGAGCAAGATATTATGCGTTTATGTTGCGTTCTGATTTACAAAATGCTCAATTTGCTAATCAAGAATATCAAGATGGTGTGAAACGAATGAGAGTCGAATTGATTAATCGAAAAAATTATATGAGAGCAGTATAGATGCCTGATCTTTCACAAACACAACCATTTGCGTTTACATGTGAAGGTGGCTTGGTTAAAAGTCGATCAACGTTTATTATGCAACCCGGACAGGCATTAGAGTTATTAAACTTTGAACCTGACATTGAAGGGGGGTATAGAAGGATAAATGGATTTGAGAAATACGTAAATCACATAGTTCCTCAGACATCTGCTAGTACAGAAAAAGTATTAATGACAGCCTTTTTTAACAATAATATCATGGCTGCACGTGGGGAAAAGATTTGGACATCTGCTTCAACTGAATTAGCTACAGCTATTGCTTCATCAACAGGCATGACAGGTTCAGGAACAATAACAGTAGATAGCACAAGTGGGTTTAGTTCAAGTGGAACAATACAGATTAGTTCAGAAATATTTACATACACAGGTAAAACAGCTACAACATTTACAGGTGTAACACGAGCAACCAGTTCTACTTCTGCAGCAGCTCATTCAATAGATGATGTAGTATCAGAAAGCTGGACAGTTAGAGATACTGGAAGAACCAGTGCAAGTAAATACAATTTTGAAAGATTCAATTATGATGGCAATGATAAGATAGTAGTTGTTGATGGAACTAACGATCCTACAGTTTTCAACACATCTTTTACAGCTACAGATATTACAGAATCAAGTGTTGAAGGTGCTAAATACGTGGCATCATTCAGAGAACACATGTTTTACGCAGGAATGTCCAGTACACCACAGGAAGTAGTCTTTAGCCAACCTTTTGATGAAGATGCGTTTAGTTCAGGAAGTGGTGCAGGAAGTGTTAAAGTTGACGATACAATCGTTGGACTAAAGACATTCCGTGATAGTCTGTTTATATTTTGTGAAAACAGGATTTTTAAATTAACAGGAAGTGCTTTAGCAGATTTTGCTATTGTTCCTGTAACGAGAAATATTGGATGTGTCAACGGAGACACTATACAGGAATTTGCAGGTGACTTAATCTTTCTTGGACCAGATGGGTTGCGTACAGTTGCAGGTACTGCAAGAATTGGTGACGTTGAACTTGGAACAATAAGTGCAAATATACAATCTGTGTTTGATAAAGTTATAAAAGATTCATCCCTATTTGAATCAGTTGTTATACCTGATAAGACACAATACAGGATATTTTTTCCTAAAGATGGAACAAGTGAGGGGAGTACAGAAGGTGTTATCTGTGTTATGAAAGGAACTGCTCAAGGAGCAGCCTTTGAATTTGCAGAATTAAAGGGAATTAAACCTGCATCAACTGATACTTTTGTAGAAGCAGGTAAAGTTCTTGTCCTGCATGGTGGATACGATGGATATATCTATAGACAGGAACAGGGAAATGATTTTAACGGAACAAAGATTTCTGGAAGATATAGAAGTCCAGATTTAACCTTTGGTGATCCGGGCATACGAAAACATATGCAAAGAGTAATTCTTAACTACAAGCCAGAATCAGCTATATACGCTGATATGTTTGTACGTTATGACTATGAGGATAAAGACTCTGCAAGACCTGCAGCTTACTCATTAACTTCTACTGATGTCGTTGCAATATATGGAACAACCAGTTATGGAGCAACTTCATCTACTCCCGGCACATATGGGGGTACTTCACAACCACTTGTAAGGCAACCAGTAGAAGGATCAGGATTTGCTGTCGCATTAAGAATTAACGACAGTGCAACAACAGCACCATATTCACTGAAAGGATTTGGTCTAGAATATCAGGTAGGGGCTAGAAGATAAATGGGAGCAACGTATACACGACAGTCATCGTACACTGATGGCGATACAATTACAGCAGCACATACCAATGATGAATTTGACCAGTTACTAGCTGCATTTCAAGCAAGTACAGGTCATACACATGACGGTACTGCTAATGAAGGTGGACCAATTACTAAAATGTTGGGTACATCCCTTACATTAGGCGATGGCACTTCTGGTACAGATATTACAGTAACTTTTGACGGTGAAAGTAATGATGGTGTACTTATATGGATGGAAGACGAGGATTATTTTAAATTCTCTGATGACATCCTTATCAATAGCACTGAGAAGTTATATTTTCAAGACACTGGTACATATATTTATAGTAATGCTGATGGTGATCTGGATCTTGTGTCTGATGGCACTAATGCAGACGCAATCAAACTTGCCAGTTCAGGTGGTATTACTCTTGACGCTGCAGGAGACATAATTCTCGATGCAGATGGAGATGACATTACCCTTAAAAATGGTAGTGCTACATATGGATCATTTACAAATAGTAGTGGCGAACTTGTAATTAAATCAGGTTCTACACCTACAACTGCCATGACATTCAGTGGTGCTAACGTAACATTCTCAGGAACAGTTACAATAGGTTCAGCAGGTATATCTGAAGCAGAACTAGAAATACTTGACGGAGCAACTGTAACAACTACCGAATTAAATATTATAGATGGTGATACAACTGCCAGTTCAACCACAGTAGCTGATGCTGACAGAGTTGTGTTTAATGACGGTGGCACAATGAAGCAGGTTGCAGTAACGGATCTTGCTGCATACTTTGACGATGAAATAACTGCAATGCCAAATCTTACATCTGTAGGCACGTTGACAACACTTACAGTTGATAACGTAATTATTAATGGAACAACCATAGGGCATACAAGTGACACTGACTTAATGACAGTAGCCAGTGGTGTTCTAACTGTTGCAGGTGAAGTGGATGCAACATCTCTTGACATATCTGGTGATGCAGACATTGATGGAACAACCAATTTAGATGCAGTGGATATAGATGGTGCTACGCAAATTGATGCAACATTAACTGTAGGAGTTGACGATACAGGATACGATGTTAAATTCTTTGGTGCTACTTCTGGAAAATACATGGAGTGGGATGAATCTGCTGACCAATTAGATGTTACAGGTAGTTTTGATGTTACTGGTAATTCGACAATGGTGGGTACTCTCACTGTAGGAGTTGACGATACAGGGCATGATGTTAAGTTTTTCGGTGCTACATCAGGTTCATATTTACTATGGGATGAATCAGCAGATTCCTTGCTGTTAACAGATTCTACACCAATTAAGATTGGTGATAGTCAAGATTTTACTCTGTATCATGATGGTTCTAATTCCTATATAACTAATGCTACTGGTGCTTTAAAAGTTGCTACTGAAACTTCTGGTATTGCAATTACATTAGGACATTCAACTTCAGAAGTTACTGTAGCAGATAATCTTACAGTTACAGGTGACTTAACAGTCAATGGAACAACAACTACTGTAAATAGTACAACGGTAACTGTTGATGACCCAATTTTTACTTTAGGAGGAGACACTGCTCCGGGCAGTGATGATAATAAAGATAGAGGTATAGAATTTAGGTATCACGATGGCTCTTCTGCACGTGTAGGATTTTTTGGTTGGGATGATAGTGCTACAGGATTTGTATTTTATCATACAGCAACAAATTCATCTGAAGTATTTAGTGGTACAGAAGCTAAATTAATAGCAGGTGAACTGGATATATCAGGTAATATAGATATAGCTGGAACAACCAATCTTGATGCTGTTGACGTTGATGGTACAGTTCAAATAGATGGAGCAACAACATTTGGTGTAGATGACACTGGTGTTGATGTTAAATTTTTCGGTGCTACATCTGGAGCATATTTGCTATGGGATGAAAGTGCTGATAAACTATTAACAGCAGGTGGTGCTGTTGTTGACATAGTAAAAGACAAGTTGTTAATAGGGGGTACTGCTGTAACAACTACTGCTGCAGAACTAAATGTTCTAGATGCAGTAACAGGAGGAACAGTGACAGCTAATTTAGCTGTTGTCGTAGATTCCAATAAAGATATTGGAAGTTTTAGAAATATAACATTAACAGGTGAACTTGATGCAGGTTCTTTAGATGTTTCTGGAGATGCCGACATTGATGGAACATTAGAAGCAGATGCAATTACTGTAAACGGAGCAACCTTAAATTCAGTAATAGCAGATGAAGCAACAGCTTTAGCCATAGCTTTAGGATAGGGAGAAACAAATGGCAAATACATTTAAAGTAGTAACTTTTGCGGCTGAACCAAACT